AGCTGGCTGCACTATCCCAGAACCACTAACGGAACTACCTATCCCATAAATGGAAACTATATTATACGGCAAATAAAAGGGTAGTGACATTTATTATGATTTTATCGACATTCTCGTTTGCTCCTGTGACGCTTGATACATTTCAGAAAGTCGAATCGGTTTCCATCTTGCTATCGCCACTCTCCTGTCATTAAAATAATCCTTTCTCCTTCCCTGTACATTATTATTCTGCACGTGGGTTTTAGCCGGAATGTTTTTCATGTCTTTCCACGCCAACCAACTAATCAAAGCCTCTCTGAATTGAACTGGTAAATAATATTCCTGACCTTCAACCGGACTACATACGTACTCCATCATCAAGTAGTCGTATCTAAAATTCTCATTCAGTAATATTACTCCGTTAGCAGTATCTACTTTGAAATCTCCTACAAATGGCGCACCTGATGGCACTCCGTAAATATTCGTATAAGCCCCACCGTTCCAATAGTTACACCAAGTATTTAATCCAAAATCACTATTTACAAAGTTGGTGTCGTCTTGTGTTTTCGTTAATCTGTCAGGTAGTAAATCCGCATAGGTGGTTAGTTTATCATTGTAATAAAGCGGTATAATTTCTCCACGATTATTAAGAACTCCAACTTTTGTCCAGTTGATATAATCAGCCGGAAGTGTTACTGTTTTGTTTGCATTGATAGGTAGTTTAACGGCTTGAACACGATAAAAGAAATCCATGCCCAAATCTTCCATCCCCCTAAAAGCTAAATGCCAAAGTTTGAAATACTTTTGTTGCGACAATTCTGCTTCGTTCATGTAATCTAAAATGACAGAATCAATAGTTATATAGGAAGTATGACTACTCATTGGGCTGCTATAATTGCGGATTGCTCCATTAAGAAATGTAATTCGCCGTCAATCAAAACCTCCTGACCCCAATCCTGTACCCTGAATCCTGTTTGACCTTCTTTTAAAAGCATTGGCTTGTTCTTAAACCCGTTTCCTACGGCAACTACCTTTACTTTATTACTTGGTTTCTTAGCGGTATCAGGTACAAATATTCCACCTTCTGATTTTTCTTCTGAAGGGAAAGGCTTTACTAAAACTTGGGTTCGTATTGGTTTCATTTTGCTTTCTTTTTTGGTGCTGCTTTTTTCTTTACTGTTTTCGGCTTTTCTACAACTTCTTCTGGTATCGCTTCTGCATCCTCACCTTCTTTAACCCACAAGTTATATTCATGTTCGTGATACCATTGTTGCTTGCCTCTTACAAACTTCACCAAAACCATTTTATTGATTTGGTCAAATTCTTCTACCTCAACTTTTTCTCCATTTGGTTTTATGTATATCCCTTCCATAGTTTTTATTTTTAAGCGTCCAAGTTAACGTCACGTCCATCATTCGCACCGTCAACTTTTACATTCAATGAATAAGCAAATTGCTGTTTTAAATATTCTACTATCAGAGTAAAATAATCATTAGGCACATTTATCGTACTTGACAAGTCGTTACTATTACCACCACTAACCATTGTTACTGATGCAGTATAAGGACTTAGAATAAGTGTGCTTAACGCATATATAAACTCCCCTTGCGAGTAAGCCAAAATCTTATTAGGTATCGTTCTCATACCTCTTTGAAACGACCTTTGATTTTCACTCATCATTACTGCCGGATAAGCAATTTCCCCCGTTGTCGGGTCTTTAAATTCAAGCGTTGAAATACCTTCGCTTGTTCCAATCCCCAATGGCAACTGCGGTAATTCTATCTTCCATAAAAAGTTTTCATCTTTTGTTACAGATAACCCTTTAAATATTGTATAGAAGCTGTTATTTATATAACTGATACCATCAATGGTAATATTGTCTTTATTGTTTTGTTTTGCGGCGGCGGCTATGGCTATGTCAAGCCACTTATTAACGAGTCCGACTGTAATAGTAGCATCATCGGCAGGTTGTCCTCCGTAAATCTGCCTTCTCACCATTTCTATGTAAGTCTTTCTATTCATTATTGTCCACCATTTTTAATTTCTTGACTGTATTGTATCAATACGCCTAACTGCAAACTAACGCCAACGGCTTGCAACCCCCTTACTATAATCTGTAACATATCTGTATCACTCCAAACAGGGTCTTGGCTTTTTGATGGATTATAAACAGGTATTCCGTTGCTATCTAAGTCATAACCCCAAACAATAGATGGAGGTGTTCTTACATAACTCATTGCTGCCTGATTTTCTCCATACGGTCTTTCAGGGAAAAACTGGAATCCTTCATGCCTAAGTAAATAAACTGGATTTTCTACAACGGGGTCTATCTCTGAATATTTGTATGCGCTATACCTATCTTGTTGAATAAACCTAATATTGTAATTGCCGTACACACCCCACATTGCATCTGTATATTCAAAATCACTTGGTCTTGATGCGATACCTGTTGTTGAGTTAACAGGCAAAATGGTGTTATAAATAAGGGGAGAAATAGAATCTCTTATCCTTTGATTTTGTCCAAATTCTACTACTGCAATCGGACGTTGGATTTGATACTTCTGATACTCCCCTAATAAATAATCTAAATAAGACCGCTGACCAAGTGGCATTATAACTGTATTGAAATCTTCTGGGCTTATATAACCTTGTTGCAGGTTTTTGTCTGCACAGTACAATACTAATTTATACCACTGGTTTACATCACTCATTTTACGTTACTATTTGTTCTAACTGTTCTTTAAATAATCTTCCCTCATCACTATTCGTCATTGCCAACTCTGTTAAATACTCAAGAGGCTTTCTATTTGCCGGAACTTTACCGATATACCCTTTTCCACTTGCCCATGTTGCGTTACCAGTTGTTCCTCCCAAGTCAATCGTTCCATCTACAATAGCCTTTCTTACCAAAAACTGCACTTCCACTTCTTTTGAATCAATACACTTCTGGAATCTTACAGGGTCGCTATCAGCAAGAACCATCAATTCTGTTCTTAACCCATCGTCTGATTTTGGTTGCCCTAATTCATCTACAAAAGAAATATTCAAAAAGCTGCAAAGTTTCCTGACTTTTGTTATCTCCATCTCCTTCGCCTTAACAACTAATTCAATCTTCATTAATTGTTTTGCGTGTCTTTCTTTTTGTTCTTGCTGCGGGTCATATTCATAATAATCATACTTCCCTGCTCCGCTTCTTTGGTCTTTTACATTGTGGACGTTTGCTCTCATAAACTCAAGCATCAATGTATCGGTACTTCTTACCCTTAAAACCCCATCAATAAAGATTATATCCCGTCCACGCCTTGCTCTCTCATACCTTGATTTGTCTTTCAGTATATTTTCCAAATCTGTGTCCCATATACTGTTTGCCCCATTGAACAACCAAATCCTTTCTGTCTTTCCTGTTTTCGGATTTGTTACGTTATCGCAACAATTATCCAAATTTGTTCTTCCTCTTTTTTTCTTCACCAGTTTAAAAAGAACATTGTACGGTACTGCTGATTTTACCGTTTCTGCTACTGGTGTTTTTGGTACTTCTAACTTTTCAAAAGTATCAACCTTGATTGAAGCCTTAGCTTCATTGTCAGCCATTTGGCTGTGTGCTAATGACGTTGCCATTATTTTTTAATTTAAAGTGTTATGCGTTTAAGGCTCTTTGTAATAAGCCCCCCGAATAGCGGGGTACGTATTTATAAAAAATGTAGGGGAATTTCACCCCTACAAATATTGCTAATTAGCTTGCGCTAACTGTAATGAACTGGTTGCTCGCTGCAACTCTGATACCTCTGTATGTAGCCATAGAAATCTTATCTACCAACGTTCCATCAGTAGGATTTGTAGAACCACCACCATAAGGCCATACACGAATACCGTTTCCAACCGTTCCACCTCTTTGTGGCTGTTGGTACATTACGGTAATGTTTTTCAACGGAGTGTATGTTTTTGCATCAGGTACAGAACCCATTGGAGAAATAACTCCAAAATCACGGAAGTAGTCATTTGCAGGAGTTAATCCTGTTTGTACTTCTGTGTTCCACGGGCTGTACTTCTTAACCTTCAGCAAGTAGCCATCAATTAAGATTTCTTGGAAACCGTATGCTACTGATGCTTCCTGCGATTTTTCACCTGTGCCATACACAAATGCTCCGGCAGGGTACTCCTTAAAGATACCATCGCTGAAATCTTGTCTTTGGAAAATATCCTGTAACCAGATGTTTTCTTTGGCACAACCGTTCACATCCATGATACGGGTGATTTGGTGAAGTTTTGCAATATCCAATGTACCCGGAGTGTAGTTTACAGTTTCACCATTAGCTGCAATTGTTGGAATAAATCCAACACAACCAGTAGTAGGACTGTTTAACAAACCTGTATTTGTAACTGCATCACCACGCATTAACTTAGATTCAATACTGTTCAGGAAACGTCTGTCGGTTTTAACTAACGCCTTGTAAGTAAAGAAACTTGTTCCTGACTGACCAACCCCGTTAGGTGCTGAACCAGATACGCCTTCATCATACCAAACATCACTCATTTCTGCAAAGTCAGTAGCAGAATAATCTTCTCTGATTGGCGTAATATTGTTCTCATATCTTTGGTCAAGATGTGCTTGTGATTCTCTTGAACCAGAAGCCTCCCCAACGTCAGTTAATCCACCAAAAATCAATACTTCACCTGCAAGCAAATTCGCTGAACCTGCTGATACAAATGCTTCATCAACTTTTTTAGGACGGATAGTACACTGATCTACTGCCGGTACTGTTAAAATCTCACCTTCAATGTTAGAAGATGCTACGTAAACAGTTTCACCTACACGCAATGGGCTGTAAGTGCCTGAACTGTAGAGTTCGCTTGCTGGTATATTAACTGTTACTGTTGCTCCGGCTGCTGGCCCAACAACGGCTGTAAGATTGGTGATTGCAATTTGGTTTTTACCCTTGCTTTCATACCAGAAGAAATTCTGATTTTTTACCATCTCCATTCCACCGAATGTAGCTAACCACTGAAAGAAGTAGTCATAGGCCTCCGGGCCATATTTTTCAACGTATCTTTTCCAGTAAACCGGAGTTAAAAGTTGCAACCCTGAAATAATGCTTAGATTAGTTCCCCCCGTAGTGGTAATTACACCGGGTTGCGATATGTTCGAGGTAGGTATTCCTGCGCTTGCCATTTTGTTTAAATTTTAAATTGTTATTGTTATATTAGTTCCCCCAATATGCTTCCTGCAATGCCTCTTCCTTTGTTTTTGTTTGAGGTATCGTTGCAGTTGCACTTCCATCAATCGTAACGTTTTTCTTTCCTTTTAAATAAAGTTCAAGTCTTTGATTAGCGGCTTCTGATGCAATTTTCTGGTCAGCATTTTTACCCATAAAAATCCTTGACAAGTCTTCTGTCATTTGGGATTCATTAAGTGTGCCATCTTCTTTTACCCACCTGTCGGCAAGTATTACGTTGGCATTAAACCCTGATTCAGCAAATTGTTTCAATCTGTCGCCTACTGCTTGCTTTTCTTCTTTTGAAGGTGTGTAGTTCACTGTGTAATCAACATCTTTGTCTTTTACTTGTGCTTCAAAACCCTTGAAAGCATTAACGATTGTGTCTGCGTTTTTTAAAAAAGTTTCTTTCAGTTTTGCGCCTGCCGCCAATTCTTCTTGGGTAGGCTGTGCTTGCTGATTTCCACTTCCTTGTATTTCTGGTAAAACTAATTTCGATTTTGCGTTTTCTAATTCCGGCTTTGCCATTGTAGCCGCAATAGTTGTTTTCATTTCAATAGAAGCTACTTTTTCTTTCCACTCATTTTTTCTTTCTTCAAACTCTTCGTCTAATTCATCTGCTTTTTGAGCAGGTTCTTTTGGCAATGAATACTCCTGCTTATACTGAAATTCAATTTGGTCTTTTGTAAGAGACGGATATTTTAACTGCATACCCATCTTTATAATGTCGGCAGCATTATCTTTTGTTACTTCTGCCGTTGTATATTGTTCAAGTCTTTCCTGTGTATCTAAAAACTGTTTTACTTCTTTTGATTTGCCTTCTTTTAAAAGTTCAAAGATTTGCTTGCTTTGCTCATTCTCGAACTTCAAATCTGCTACCGGAGGCGTTTCTTTAAGTTTACGATACTCTTCCCTTTCTGCTTTTAATATTGCAGGGTCTTCTATGTCAAATTCTTTTTTAAGCCACTCTTTAGGCACTTCGATTTCAGCTACTACATCTGCGGCAGGTTCGGCTGCTGCCGGAGCAGGTGTAGCTGCGGGGTCTGGACTCGGAGTAGGTGTAGAATCTCCAAAGAACTCTGCTTGTAATTTTGCTGTAACATCCTGTTCTGGTGTTATTACTGTATCGTTAACTTCTGACATTTTTAACTGATTTTAGAATTAAATAATAAAATGCGATATACATTGGTTGGAGTTCCGGCGGGTGCGCCTTGTAGTCTTAGGTATTGGGCATTGATGTCTATCTCGAACAAACCCGCACCATAAATAGCATTAACCATACTTCCTGTTGCAAGGTTTTTGGCTTGAATAGGTGTAAAGTTTATTGCTAATTCAGCATCTCCTTGATTAGATGCGTTTGCACCGCCATCATTACTACCTTGAATATTTATAGTGCCTAATACAGCACCGGAGGTTTGCACAGTTGTTTTATCCCATCCTGACATATCAAGGGTTATGTTGTAGGTAGAATTAAACTGTTTCGTAAAATCTCCTAAATTTTTTCCGAGTGCCATTTTTTTATTTTTTTATGCCACCATTTGCTCTTGCGGCGGTTGTTGAATATTTTGATTAGGTTCTGCTTGCGTTTGCATTGGCTGTTGTTGTTGCTGCGCTTGCTGCATTGCCTGAATTATTTGATTTTTTTGCTCTTCATTTTGTGCTAATAACGGTATCATAAGATTTTCCACAGTGGCATTAACCAATGGCATTAAAGTAGAAGGGACTGGTACACCTTTCCCTAATAATGATGTTACCATTTCAATCGTCTTGTTCTTTGCACTCCATTCTCCTTCAATCCTTTTTTGCTCTAAGTCAATGTCTCCTTTATTGGATTCTGTTTTTCTTTTTTCTTCTTCAGCCATTTTTGCACTTGCCATTTGCGCTTCAAAGGTTGCTTTTTGATTTTGCTGTGCTGTTTGCATCTGATAATTTATCAGCTTCTTTTGCGCCTGACGAAACATTAATTCACTTAGCTTAACGTCCTCTTGTGCTACTCTTAATAATTTGAAGGGGTCTAAGAATTGAAGTAGTTCGGGGTTTGCCCTTATCGCCTCATTCATTATTATCTCAAATCGCTGAACTTCAAATTGAGTAGGCAAAAATCTTATTTCAGTAGAGAAAATCCTATTGGCAAAATCTTCTTTCTTAGCAATATGCCTGTATGCCTTTGCACCGTATTCTATTGAGTCTTTTAACAAACAAGAAACTTTCCTTGCTGTTATCTTCATGCACTCTGCATAAGCATTATAAATGTAATCAGTAGCGTATTCTGCTGTTTGTTGTGACGCATCTACATTGCTTGCAGTTACTCTTGGCTGTAACGCTGCTGTAATCAGGTTAGGGTCTTCGCCTAATTCATCCTTTAGTATCTGATAATTGAATTGGTAGTTTCTTATTAAGGCATCCATTTGTCCTAAGAAACCTACATTCTGCAATTCCTGAATAGGTATTGGCACTCTGTTACCTTCGGCATCTACACCACGATAATAAATATCCCCCGTCTGGTCATATAATTTCTTGTAATCAATTTCTTTGTTACCTGCATCTCCTAATCCGTAATCAATATTCTGCAAGGCACTTTCGTCAATAGCCGCCCCTGTTGGTCGCATCTTTGCTACCACTTGCTGCATTTTCAATAGGGCTAAAATCATTCCGTCAACGGCTGCTTCTATTTTTTCTGGTACTGCCAAATTACGCATAAGGTAATTTTGCGGCATTACATAAGAATAGGAAAATTCAGCGTTGCCAATTTCTTTTGGGTCTTGTGGACGAATCATATTATCCTTTAATCCCCATTGCAAAAGAAGGTTGCAATCTGGAAGGTAAACACCACGATAAATATTCCAATTAGTGTCGGGAAGTATGTTTTGATTATCTAAAGGCTTATCTCTTAGTTTGCCCGTTGAAGTAGTTGGATAGCCTTTTTGCGTATAGGTGCTTCCGGTAGTTTTTGTTTTTGTAACAGTATATGCTTCGCTGTCAACTGTCTTTAATTCAAATTCTATTGACTTAACATTCCATTCGTCATAAGGACGAAGAAAGGCTGAAACGTACATATCATTCCAAGAAAGATTGCTTTGACGCTGCCATTCCTTTGATTGCGGTACTACTTTCTCCCAAATATCTTCCTCTGTTAATGCAAATGGATTGTCGGGGTTAAATTCTTTCCCCCACATTCTACGTATCTCACTAATTTTTCTTGATGGTGCTTGACCTCTCCAAGAAGTATCTCTAAGGTCGTTGTATTCGGTAGATGAGTAAATGGCATTTTCTGGCTTCACCCACTCAACATGAATTACTCCCTGATTATCCATCCAAGTATATGTGCCTACAAAAAGAACTTCGGCTGCATCGTGAAGCATTTTTTCTTTTAACGAATCGTACCACCCGTTTGAAGAAAGAACGTCATTACAACCCATTTCATTTAAAATCTCTTCCGGTAATCTTTGTAGTTCTGATTTCCAAATATTCAACGCTTCCCTATCTTCCGGCAGATCGTCTGTTACTGGTAATATTTGCACCCCTGATTCAGCTTGTAGTTTCTCAAGTTTCTCCCTATTATCAATAAAAAACTCAAGTCTTTCGTACTCTTCTTTTTTATCTGTTTGAGAAAGGCTATCAATGGCTTTCACCTGTATCTTTTCTCTCCTTGCCATCCATCTTCCAACTAAACCTGAAACTATTCTATTTACAATTTGAAGTGCGTTCCAGTTAAGATTAATGTAATTCTGCTTTGAATTGAACTTAAACCTGTCCTGAAACATTGCCTGAATATCAATTCTACCATTAGCGTAGTTACGGTTTTTAATAAACCTTGCATTACGGAGGTAATAATAGCTTCCTGTTGAGAAAGTACAAGTAGATGATATGTATTTGGAGATAGCAAGCCCGAACTCCTTGCTTGACTTGCTTTGGATTCCTTCTGTGGTAAGCTGAAACATTTTTAGAGCTTCTCCACCTTGAGGTATGTCTTTCGTTGGTACGGACATTTACAATAGGGTACGGATTAAAAACGGGTACTATTCTCTACAAATATAGAAAATATTCAATCTACAATATCTTTTTTTTGATATTTTTTAATTCATAACCAACTTACCTTGCCCATCATACACATCTACTATCGGGTTTTGGATTTAATTGGAGTGAAAATAGCAGCCTTTACATCCCAACCTCTTTTTATCCGACCTTTTATAGTCGTTGGGTGTATGCCAATAAATTCACTCCACTCAATAAGAATTTTAGTAACGCCATCAACAGTTAGCTTAACATTCGATGTCCTATTCCTATTTTGTTCTTTTTGGGTAGAAAACTTACAATTATCTGGCGAGTAGTTTTTATTGTTATCTTTTCTATCAATACTAAGTCCCCTTTCCCATCCGTTGGCTTTCCCCCAAGCATAAAAAGCCTCAAAATCATCTCTCCATTGCTCACAAACCTCTATACCTTTCCCTCCATAATGCTCCCATCTATTATGACCTTGCCAATAACACCTATTCCGCATACCAATCCATGACTCGAATAAAGGGTGCTTGCTTAGTCCATGCGTACCCGTTCTTTCTCCTATCGTTTTTCTGGATGATTGACAACCGCAAGACGTTGTGTGTTCTCTTCTTAGATTATTAGAAGTTACTACCGCCAACCCTCCGCAATCGCATAGGCACTGAAACATACTGTGTTTTTTATCTCGCCCCAAAAATCTAATTACTACTAATTTACCAAATCTCTGTCCAGTTAAGTCTATTATTATAGGCATATAGTCCTCTGTTTTATGTATCACAAGATACATAATTAATTGGCATACACCTCTATCAATGGAGTTTTTTTAGGAGGTGGCTTTACGACCTGTTCAAGACCGCTTACCAAAGTAATCATTGCACTTACTGTTCTGTCGCTTGGCGTTCTTTTAAATGGTCTAAATTTGAGCAAATCTTCTAATAATTCATCATAAAGTATCTTGTCTGAATGGTGTTCTACGTAAGTCATCATTGCGTCATTCTGCTTAGTTAATGCAAATGGTGTAGTTGGAAACCCCCTATGCCTGTCTTTTCCTTCGGGGTCTTTTTTAAGTTTTATTGGGTCTATCGAACCTTTTGGAAATCTGGGCAAATACCCAAGACGACCCCTATTCTTGAAATAAGTAAACCAATCATCTGCAACAAATTCAAAATAAGCAGGGAAACCATAATACTCTGCTGCTAATAATATTTGATTGTACATATCGTCCTTTTCATTAGGACGACCATAAATATGACCAGTAAACAATCCTGTATTTTTAGGGTCATTAATATCAAACTTTTGGTATATCCAACCGGACAACTTTGAACCATACTCCTTACCCCCTTGAGTATTAGAATAACCATCAATCCCAATAACTCCATCCTCTATTCTGTCTGGGTATCTTACACCGTTTTCCATCCTGAATTTATTTTCTTGCCCATTTGGGGGTAACCCTATTATTTTCCAATAAAGTTCTGTCTTATTTGGGTCAACATCCCTCCATGATACTTTTTGATTTTCTAATTGTCTAAAGAAATATAAATATCGCCAATGCGTAATTGGGTTATTTCTAAGAAAGGCTCTTTGTGCATTTATTTTAATCTGATTAAAAATACACCCATCGTCATCATCGCTAAACGCTTCGTCAACAGTTCTTGCTTCTTTTTTAATACGTTTAGTAAGGGAACGAGGATTATGCTTTACCGTATCTCTATCAGCAAGTATTTCTTTTACCGTCTTTTCTACATTTGGAAACCCATAATCATCAAAATTCTTAGCCCTGTCTGCCGTCATAAAGAACCTATACAACCCGCTTGCAGTTCTACCATTGGCTTGCTTATTCAATTGGTCGCTGTCATCCCACAGTAATTTAGCAGATTGCTGAATACCTTCTCTGTCGGTATCTAATTTTTCTACGGTACTGCTGTATAATAATTTCCCAATAATTTTACCTTCATCATCCTGAACGCAATATCTTAAAACTTCATGTCGGTCATAAATATTACACTCGATTGTTTTTGCCCATTCGTCTTCAAATCCACGATGTATTTTTTGACCATCGTAGTGAATCGGGTCTGCACTTCCGTGATCAATCATTGACCCCAGTTCCTCTTTATCTAATCCGGCTTCTGCTTTTGCCCCTCTTATATTCGTTTGCTGAAATCTTATTTCTGTCTTCGGCGTTATACCTAAAGACATATCATATTCTGGACGGAAAAATTGAGGAAGTTTTTTAAACGGACTGATGACGGCTTTTGCAAATACCTTCTTAGCATCCATGCCCGTTTTAGACTGGATAGCCCCGTTAGTCATTTTGGTTCTGGTAATATACTCATATAAAAATAATCCCCCTCTAAACGTCTTACCAAACCTACGCTTAGTAATCTCAAGCATACCCATGCACTCTGGGTCTTCTATAACATATTGTTGAAAGTAGAAATATTCTAAATCCGGCACACGATATTTTGGATAACCTATGTCAATTTGCCACCATTGTAAGAACATATAATGAGAACCTGTTAAATAAACTGGTTCGCCGTTGTTCATAAACCAATGCCCATTAAGCCTTCTCCCCCACTCTTGCTTCTTATACACCTCTAATTGCTCATCATAAAATTCGGGGTCATCCTCTTTTTTCTTTTTGTCATACTCCTTCCATTTTTTGAGAATATCCTTATACCAATTAGGCAAAGGCTTTCTTTCCCACTTTTGCTCGGAAGGTATTTCGGAACGGCTTTGGACTCCAACATATTCATACTCCTTTGTAGCTACGTTAAATACATAGCCTACTGGCGGAATCCAACAGTCCAGACCCTGTATATCTATACAAGAGCCGTTTTCAATAGGGGTAAACATTTTATGCTTGTTGAGTTTTATTATCTCCTAACTCCTGTGCAACACTTTCTGGAGTAATCCTAAATTTTGGCATTTGGGTGTCTTTATCCTCATCATTTGTTATCCCCGCAGTTGCTTCAAGTGCTTTTACTGCTACTGCTATATTAGCAGCTTCACCCCAC